CAGAAAGTGGCTATGAGTAGACGAGATAAATTATTGTGGAGATCTAAGAACTTAATGAAAAAAAGTATTGCTGACAGTTTCATTAGAAGCTTTACTAAAAAATAGCCAAAAAAAAGCCCTCTTGAGAGAAGGGCTTAAAAAATATAAACATACAAACATACAAACCGAGGTCACTATGTCGAAAACGTTAACTGAAGTAAAGGAAAAGTTTGTACCACGCGATTATCAAATACCTATCATTGAAAAGATCATAGAACATTGCAAGATTAGCAAAGACCCTGCATTTGTTGATATTTCTGTTGGTGGTGGAAAAACAAGCGTCTATGCTTTTGTTGCAGAGCATGTAGCGAGTAAGGGCGGCAAGGTTATGATTCTTGCAAGACAGGGCGAGTTAGTTGAGCAGAATTCTAATTTTGCATGGAAAGCACAGGTCAACAATAGTGTTTACAGCGCGAGTCTTAATAAAAAATCCCAGTACTACCCTGTTATTTACGCATCCGAGGGTACTGTTGCCCGTCAGATAGTTGAAGGTGGTGAATTTGGTTATACGGTTAATGACGATACGTCTTTAAAGTATTCTTGGGTTCCTGATCTGTTACTGATAGATGAATGCCATCAAGTTAATTATGAAGATGAAGATAATCAGTATATGAAGATCATCAATTTCTTTAGAACTATAAATCCAAAAATGCGAATTATTGGTGGTACTGGATCACCGATAAGAGGCAAACAATATATTGTAGGTGATTTTTGGAAGCAGCGATTGTATGAATTATCAACAACCACCCTCGTTGACTGGGGTTGGTTAGTACCTCCTATTTTTGGGTTTCCTGACGAAGAAAATGATTCGTATGACTTTTCTTCTATTGAGGTTGATAAGGATGGAGACTCGTTCAGTGATGCTGAGTTAAATAAAATAGTTGGTGATCCGACAAAAACACACTCTATCATTAAAGATATTACTACAAAAACAAAAGACCGATTAGGAGTGTTGATTTTTTGCTCAACAAAGAGGCACTGTAAAGAAGCTGCTGAAGCACTGCCAGAAGGAAGTTATGGCATTGTTAGTGACTCAACTGGTTATAAAGAAAGAAATAGAATATACAAAGCATCTAGATCTGGAGAAATAAAGTTCCTGATTAATGTTGGTGTTTTATCAACGGGTTATAACAACCCACGAATAGATACGGTCTGCTATTTGCGACCTCTTGATAGTTTGACATTACTGATCCAAACTTTAGGAAGGGGCTTTAGGATACCTGAGAGTACAGATACCTTCTCTAAAATCAATTGCCTTGTTCTTGACTATGCTGACGTATTTACGCGTCTCGGTGGCCTTTATGAAAATCCAATATTAGAAGAGGCTGTAAAAGAAGGGGCTAAAAGAGCTGGCAAAACAATATTGTGTCCTGCATGTAATTCGGAAAACTCAATGATGGCAAGGCGATGTATAGGTCAAGTTGATGACAACACCGAATATAATTCTAATTTATACAGTAATAACGTAGAAAGACAGATGATGGGGCTTGAGGATCTTGAACCGCAAACAAAGCGTTGTGATTATTTTTGGTCGTTTAATCCATGTCCAAATTGCAACACTAAAAATGATCCTTGCGCTAGGGAGTGTCGAGGTTGTCATTACCAGTTGATAGACCCTAACGCTAAACTCTCAGGGCAGCATTATACTGAAAAAGATCTGATTGATGTATTAGGCACAAGTTTTATAGGTTGTAAAAATGGCGGTATTCTAGCTATTTATAGATTGGATAACGGAGATGAAGCTAAAGAGTTTTTTTCGCCAGTTGGTAAAACTGCGTTAGCAAAAAGGTTTTGGAGAGATAACTTTGTAAAGCAACATATAAATACAAAGGATCGTGCTGCATTTGCCAGTATTTGCAACAGCAAAGCACTTGGTATTATCGACAAAGCTAAGGCGATGTGTAATTCAGGTTTAATAATGTCACCAGTAAAAATAACTCACAGAATAAACGACAGAAAGAAGTCGGTAATTAACCGTAAAATATTTAAGGAAACATAATGATAAATGAAATAGAGAAGAACAATAAAAAACACCAAGATGCTTTGGATTTAGTAGCTGAATTTGAGCGACTAGGCGGTGTTATAACGAAGTCTTTAATAATTGAACGAGATGTTGATAAAGACAATAACTTCACTAGAAAGCCTAAAAGATTTGTTAAAATCAACGATCAACCTAAGGGTAAGATACATGATAAAAATATATGATTCTAAATATAGGGGAGTATGTGATGTTGAAGACCAAGATCAAATAAACTTTACTTCTTGGTTTTGTTATCAATACCCAAAATATGCAACTCTATATTTCCATGTTGTTAATGAAAGTTCAATGCCAGTTCAGGGGAGAGTTAAGGCAAAGAAAAAGGGTTTAAAAGCAGGTGTTTCTGACATCATAATACTATTAAAGAGGGGCGAGTACTCTGGCCTCATCATTGAGTTAAAAAGGAAAGATAAGAGCAAAAGTCCTGTCAGGAAAGAGCAAAAATGGTTTTTAGATGAAGTAGGGCAACAGCAATTTTTCACTGCAATTTGCTATGGGTTTGAAGAAGCTCAGAAATGCGTAAGAGAATATATATTAATAAATTAGCATAATAAACTTGACAATAACTTATTTGTTAGTACAATTAAGGTTAATAGAGTTAAAGAGAGGTCTATTATGAATAAAGTAAAAGGCGTACCAATCAAAGATGGCAATGTACTATGTACTGCAGTAGCTACCTTTGAATTATCAGTTCCAGCAGATGTCGATAAGTCGATAATCAGATCTAAGTTAGAAGAGATGATAACTAAAAATGCTGGAATAACATCCTTAACAAGTCTGATGGTGAGTAAACATGCTTGAATTAACGTTTGATAAGCACTTTGATTATCTTGGTGAATACGATATTCCCATGAGTGTATATCGCAAGGCTGATGGTTTAGCTAATAGTGAACTGCAAATGTTTATTACTAATCCTTCAAGTTACATCTGGAATAAAACCGCACCAAGAGATATGGCAAAGGCCACCACTGCTGATGTCGGCACTTGTTTACACACTAAGCTTTTAGAGCCTCACTTGTATGATGATGAAGTGATTGTTTCTGACATTAAGGGTAGATCATCAAGTTCTTTCCGTATAATGCAGACAAAAAATCCAACGAAAATAATTATCACTGAGGCTGAGGCCAATCAAATAGATATTATGGCTAGATCTGCAATGTCAGACCCTATGTTTAGGAGCTTGATTGACATGGCAGGTGCTTGTGAGTCTTCTATATTTGTTGATGATCCTATGACGGGTTTGAGATTAAAGATAAGACCTGACAAGGTTGGTATTGTTAAAGGCCAGCACCCTTTACTTATTGATGTAAAAACATCTGCAAGCCTTGACGAATGGAGGAGCGACAAGCCTTGGTTAAACCCTTTATTTAAATTTGGTTATGGTTTTACAGCAGCATACTACATTTATGTTGCATCTATATTGTACGGTGTTGAGTTAGATAGATATGTATTTCTTGTAGCTCAAAAACAGTCAATGCTAGGTAGATATCCAGCCTCGACATTCGTAGTCACTAAAGATGAACTAGTAGATCTTGGTTTTTGGGATGAGATGATTAGCGCACTTAATGACTTTGCAACTCACAAAGAAAATAACGACTGGACGACTTATGAAAAGTTTCCTGAATTCCCTGTATTTAATAGTGAAAGTATTGATATAAAATTTGAAGATTAAGGAATTAAAATATGAACGATGTAACAAACTTGCGAGACACAATCACACCAAAATCAGATCAGTTAAATGCTGACGAGTTAATAGCTACATCTTTAACTATAACTGTAACTGGCGTGAGTAGAGGTAATCCAGAAAACCCTGTTGTTATTAATTATCAAAATGATAATGGCAGACCGTACAAACCTTGTAAGACAATGAGAAAGTTAATTGTTGCAGCTTGGGGTGAAAATGGTAACGAGTGGATAAATAAAGGTATGGTTTTGTATAACGACCCTACTGTAAAGTACGCTGGAAAAGAAGTCGGTGGCATCAGAATAAGCCATCTATCGCACATAGCAAAGGCTATGCAAGTAAATTTAACAAGCACTAGGGGTAGAAAGACACTATATAAAATCGGCATCCTTAATTAAAACAACAGCAGGTTAAATTAAAATCAATTTAAACAATAGGAATTAAAAATGACTACATCAGTTACTGGAAAACTAAACAAAGCAGCATCTATTTTTAACGCAGGAGAATCTACAGGCTTTGGTCTTAGAATTGGCGTTCAATATTATGACCGAGAGACAAAACAAAAAGAATGGACTAATTATGAAGCCGCTATTTTTGCAAAAAACCCACAGCAAATTGAATTTTATAAATCTTCATTAGTTGAGGGTAGTGTTGTTGAACTCTCAGGTGAAAGCCAGAAGATTAAAACTTTTGATGGTCAATCAGGCCAGTCAATTTCAATTGAGTTATTAAACGCTAAGGTTGGTTATATTTTTACTAATAACAATTCACAGCCACAACAGCAACAAGCTCCGCAGCAGCAACAGCAGCAACAAGGTGGTTATAATCAACAACAAAACGGAATGATGCCTACTCAACAGTTAGCACAGAAAAGGCAAGATGCACAACAAGCCCAGCAGTCAAATCAAAATGGATTTGGGCAACAGCAACAGCCTGCTGTTAACTTTGATAATGATATTCCATTCTAGCAACTGGTTTTAGTTATCACCCTTAAAGCCGCTTCAGTGCGGTTTTTTGGTACTTAAACTTAACTAAGGTTAAATGATGAGGCAGAGCAAGAAAGACTCGTTAAAAGAGAGTACAGTCAATATAGCAGTTGGTTATGTTGTAGCACTAATCAGTCAGCTCACTGTATTCCCATTTTTTGGTATCAACATCCCTCTCAGTGATAATTTGTGGATCGGTGCTTGGTTTACGTTAATCAGTATTATTCGCAGTTACATTATTCGCAGATGGTTCAATAACAAGGTTTAGCTAATGATTAAATTAATAGGGTTAACAGGAAAAGCGCGTAGTGGTAAGGACACTGTTGGTGAGTACCTAAGGAAGTATGGTTATCAGCCATATGCTATGGCTAAACCTATTAAAGAGGGTTGCAGGCAAATGTTTGGTTGGGATGATAGGCATCTTTACGGTGAGTTAAAAGAGGTCTTAGATCCAGTTTACGGAGTAACTCCTCGTGAAGCTATGCAAAAATTAGGGACTGAATTTGGTCGAAATATGATATCAACTAAAATATGGGAATTACGTGCTGCAGTAGAAATATCAAATTTTAGTTATTTGGTAATAACCGATCTCAGATTTGATAATGAAGCTGCATTGGTTTTGAGTAATGGGGGTATTGTTATTGATATTAATAGAGAGGGTAGGGATAAAATAAATGGCGCTGAGGATCATCCTTCAGAATCAGGTATTAGTCCAGAGTTAATAACTAAGGTCATTGATAATAATGGCACAATAGATATGCTATATGAAAATGTAGATAGCTGTATATTATTAAGTGGTTCGGGGTATGATTTATGAAAACTGAAAACAACAGTAATACACCCATGAACATTCGTGATTTATGGCAGACCCCAAAACCACTTTTTGACAGATTAGATCAAGAATTTGATTTTACGTGTGATGTTGCTGCGAGTGATTCAAATAGACTTTGCGAATCATATATTGATGAAGGTGATAACGCCCTAGATATTGTCTGGGGAGATGTTAATTGGTGTAACCCTCCATATTCTGATATTGGCTCTTGGATCGACAAAGCTAGCAAAGAACACAAAAGGGGATGTACAACTGTGATGCTAGTACCTGCAGACACTTCAGTCAAATGGTTTAAACGGGCGTATGATAGTTGTAATGAGATAAGATTTATTAGCGGAAGATTATCTTTCATAAATGCCGATACTCAATTGCCAGTGAACGGCAACAACAAAGGATCTATGCTGCTGGTCTGGTACGCAAGACTGCCAAGCACCAACTTTAATGTAAAGTTAATTGATAGATGTGATTTAATATAACAAAGGAGAATGAAATGTTTTTAATAGAATACGGTACGGGTGATTATATAAATGCTGAAAATATAAGCTATGTAGATATTGGGGAGGATTATATTTGTTTCGACTTGACTCATGACAGAGAAAGATATCATGTTAGCCATCGCCTTCATCAAGCTTTTTTAAATGAGTTGAAATACTTTAATAAGAACAAATGCACTAAATTAAAAGGTAATTTATAACAATAAGGCCGCACATTGTAGCGGCCTTATTTCTTTACTTTTTAACACCGATGTTTTCAGCAATCCCTTTACCAAAGTAAAAAACAATTATTGTCATTGTTATCCATCCGATCTTAAATGCATCACAAAGTGCTATAATTGCCATTATGAGATCGCTTGTCTTTATTTCCAGCCAGTGTCCAAAAACTACGCTTAACAAGCATATAATAAACGACAGTAAAAATGTTACACAAAACATCATACTAATATAGCGTCTTGCTAAATTCATGCCTTGAGTTGCGTTTAACCATTTTAATTTGTATTCCAATGCCTTGAACGATGCTTCGCTCTTTTCTTGTTCAGTGAACTGTTGACCATCGATCCAATTACCAATACCAGCGGCTGCATCAAATACTTTATCTGGGCTTGACGTAAACAGCCCCTTTATAAATCCAAACATAGATTACTCCTATAAATCACTTGCTGCCGTTATGTTCAATTGAATAGTGGTTTCCGTCATTAAATTTACCGCCCCATCTGCATTCTGGATCTAGTGTTTCCCAGTACAATCCAAATGGTTCGTGATCTTTGTCGGTAGTTAAGTAAATACCATCTTTAAATAGGTTTAAATCTATTGCCAGCCTGAGTTTGTGGCATGAATTGCGGTGTCCGTAAGATTTCTTTTCGCCTGTGTTGCCATGTACCCGTGGATCTCTAAATGCATCTCCAAAAGTTACCTCATAACCCCTAGAGTGAATAAAATCCAAAAGATTGCAAATTAACCTAGTGAACTTCTTTTGCTTATCACCTAAACTCAACTCTATTACCCCATTAAACTTGGCATGTTTGATTTAATCAGTTCTATAGTGTAAATGACAATTGTAGCCATTAGCCCCCATTTTGTAACTGATGCTGCAAAATTTTGTATATTCTTTCCTATTCTAAATAGTCCAACTGCATCCCTGTGTAACTCCATCATACCTCTAGCCTCTTCTGCAAATGCAGTTTGAGCCTTGGTGTTTGCAGAAATTGCTTCGACTAACGACTTCATATTGTGTTTGCTCTCTAAGCGATCTTTAGAATATTCTAGTGAGTGTTCTTCTTTCCACTTTTCAAGTTTTTCAATTCTAACTATGTAAGGACAACTCATAAGTAAATAACAACCCGAAGAAATAAGTGCAAAGAGTGTAAATAATAACATTGACAAATTCTTCGGGCAAGGAGCTATTATTAAGAATAACAAATAGCTACCAATAATTTAAGCTAAGATAACCTCTAAAAAGTGTTTTTCAGCTTTTTTGTCTATAGATAGATCACTGTAACCTACACCTAGTCCGTTAGTAAAAAACTGGGTGCTGTCCTGTTCAGCATTTCGCCAGATCATCGGTTGATTGTTAGAGGTTCCATCTTTCATAAACGCAAGACGGCTTGCAGCACTAACCCAGTAATACATCTGATAATTAAGATCATCACTATTAGAACTCATTCCACTCAGTTCTTCTGCTGTAGCGCCCAGAGTATAACCAGTGCTAGAGCTTTCGCTATAACGAGCAGTATGGGTTTCAAAAACAGCTTTTAACTGTCCCATGCCGTGTGGACTCTCTATTAATTTTTCAAACATTGTTTATTCCTTATTTATATCTTAGTGCGAAATTGCACTATTTATGTAACCACTATATTAAAATCAAAATTTCATTGATTAAGCTTATAATATTCAATTGTAAATTACTACATTTTCTTTAGTATCTCATCTATTTGAGCTTGTTGAGCAACAACCTTATTATTTAGGGCTTCTATTGCTGCTGCTTGTATTGCAACCAACCTTTCGTATGATAAGGTTTTATAATTTTCACCTGAAATTGATGTGCCATCCTCATCATCGCCTGCATCAAATGGCGCTGTTGTTATAAGCTCTGGATAATCATTTGCAATTTCATTTGCCAGTAGACCAACCTCAACTTTTGAGGTGTTATAGCCTGATAATTCATTAGCCAATTGATTAGCTGTATATCTGACTTTTCGCCATCTACAGACAGCATCTAAAGCTTTTTCATTGTCTAACTCTTCGATCACATCCTTTAATCTTTCATCTGAGTAGTTAGATGTAACAGTACCTGCAAGCCTTAGGTTACCTGCTCCACTCGCTTTGAACGTACTGTTCGATCTATACAATCTAGTACCCGATGTCCACGGCACGTTGTAATAGCTAGCGGTTGATGAGTTTGTAATTGTGATCTGGTACGCGCTTGCAGTTTTACCCAGATATTTGTTCGCTAGGGTAGTACTACCTTCGGTGAATGTTGATGCTGTAATACCGTATGCATTCATAGCATACGCACCGATATTACCTGTGACAGAAAATGTGCTAGGTAGCGTATAGTTATTGGCGTTAGCCGCTATACCATCTAATTTTCCCCTATGCGTTGAAGTAAAGTTTTTCTCTGTAAGTCCACCATCACCAACCGAATATGTAGTATCAGTAAATAAAGCGTTAGCAGGAACCGCTTTTAATAAATTACCTGTCAACGTAGCAGGTCTAGCATTTGACATTCTAGAATCAGAATTCTCTACATAACTTCCTTT